GCCCGTTGTGACATGTAGATGATAATTATTATTTTGTGGGTCCTTTCCGGCGATCCGACAGGTTACGGGGCGGCGACCTCGCGGGTTTTCGTTATTTATGAGTTTTTTTGAGGTGGTGGTTGTTGTTTTATCGTTTGATATATCTACTTGATAAGTAATAAGAAAGAAAAACAAACACAACAACCTGATGAGCTTTCTTATACGAAAAAGCATGTAAAATCAGAGGGTTTTACAAAAAGCGGGGTTGTTGTATTGCTTTTTTGCCGGTGGTTTATGGAGGAGCTGTGGCCTTTTTATTGAATAAAAGCGACATGGCCTCCTCCATCGGTATCTCAGTACAGGCATTTGATAAATGGGGTGTCCCTCCTGTTGAGCGCCGGGGGAGAGAGGTTTTCTATGACGTTAAAACTGTACTGGAGATAGATCGCGAGCGACGTCAGCAAAACCAGAAATCTTCAGATGGTGAAAATAACCTTGAGGAAAGGCTACTTCAGGCCAGGGTTAATCTGACGGAAGAACAGGCTATTGCTCAGCGGTTAAAAAACCAGGTTGCAGAGCATAAAGTGATTGATACCGCTTTCTCTGTTTTTGCACTGTCCCGGTTATCCGGAGAACTGGCATCTGTTCTGGACAGTATTCCGCTTTCGATGCAAAGAAAATTCCCTGAGTTGACAGGCAGACAATTGGCTTATCTGAAAGAGCTTGTTGCGAAGGGAGCTAATAAATGCGTTGAATCTGCTGAAAAAATGAAGGAATTTGCGGATGAGTATTACAGAAATACAGATGAATAATTTCGTATTGGCAGTGAAGGCGGGTCTCTCAGTCCTGAAAAGACCGTTGCCAATGACCCCCGTTGAATGGGCGGATGCTAATTACTATCTCCCGAAAGAATCCGCATACCAGGAAGGGCGCTGGGAAACACTGCCCTTTCAGCGGGCCATCATGAATGCGATGGGCAGCGACTACATCCGTGAGGTGAATGTGGTGAAGTCTGCCCGTGTCGGTTATTCCAAAATGCTGCTGGGTGTTTATGCCTACTTTATAGAGCATAAGCAACGCAACACACTTATCTGGTTGCCGACGGATGGTGATGCCGAGAACTTTATGAAAACCCACGTTGAGCCGACCATCCGCGATATTCCGTCGCTGCTGGCGCTGGCTCCGTGGTATGGCAAAAAGCACCGGGATAACACGCTCACCATGAAGCGTTTCACCAATGGGCGTGGCTTCTGGTGCCTGGGTGGTAAAGCGGCAAAAAACTACCGTGAAAAATCGGTGGATGTGGCGGGTTATGATGAACTTGCTGCCTTTGATGAGGATATTGAACAGGAAGGCTCTCCGACATTCCTGGGCGATAAGCGTATTGAAGGCTCTGTCTGGCCAAAGTCCATCCGTGGCTCCACGCCTAAAGTGAGAGGCACCTGCCAGATTGAGCGTGCAGCCAGTGAATCCCCGCATTTTATGCGTTTTCATGTTGCCTGCCCGCACTGCGGGGAGGAGCAGTACCTTAAATTTGGCGACAAAGAGACGCCGTTTGGCCTCAAATGGACGCCGGATGATCCCTCCAGCGTGTTTTATCTCTGCGAGCATAATGCCTGCGTCATCCGCCAGCAGGAGCTGGACTTTACTGATGCCCGTTATATCTGCGAAAAGACCGGGATCTGGACCCGTGATAGCCTTCTCTGGTTTTCGTCATCCGGTGAAGAGATTGAGCCGCCTGACAGTGTGACTTTCCACATCTGGACGGCGTACAGCCCGTTCACCACCTGGGTGCAGATAGTTAAAGACTGGATGAAAACGAAAGGGGATACGGGAAAACGTAAAACCTTCGTGAACACCACGCTCGGTGAGACGTGGGAGGCGAAAATTGGCGAACGTCCGGATGCTGAAGTGATGGCAGAGCGGAAAGAGCATTATTCAGCGCCCGTTCCTGACCGTGTGGCTTACCTGACCGCCGGTATCGACTCCCAGCTGGACCGCTACGAAATGCGCGTATGGGGATGGGGGCCGGGTGAGGAAAGCTGGCTGATTGACCGGCAGATTATTATGGGCCGCCACGACGACGAGCAGACGCTGCTGCGTGTGGATGAGGCCATCAATAAAACCTATACCCGCCGGAATGGTGCAGAAATGTCGGTATCCCGTATCTGCTGGGATACTGGCGGTATTGACCCGACAATTGTGTATGAACGCTCGAAAAAGCATGGGCTGTTCCGGGTGATCCCCATTAAAGGGGCATCCGTCTACGGAAAGCCGGTGGCCAGCATGCCACGTAAGCGAAACAAAAACGGGGTTTATCTGACCGAAATTGGTACGGATACCGCGAAAGAGCAGATTTATAACCGCTTCACACTGACGCCGGAAGGGGATGAACCGCTTCCCGGTGCCGTTCACTTCCCGAATAACCCGGATATTTTTGATCTGACCGAAGCGCAGCAGCTGACTGCTGAAGAGCAGGTCGAAAAATGGGTGGATGGCAGGAAAAAAATACTGTGGGACAGCAAAAAGCGACGCAATGAGGCACTCGACTGCTTCGTTTATGCGCTGGCGGCGCTGCGCATCAGTATTTCCCGCTGGCAACTGGATCTCAGTGCACTGCTGGCGAGTCTGCAGGAAGAGGATGGTGCAGCAACCAACAAGAAAACACTGGCAGATTACGCCAGAGCCTTATCCGGAGAGGATGAATGACGCGACAGGAAGAACTTGCCGCTGCCCGTGCGGCACTGCATGACCTGATGACAGGTAAACGGGTGGCAACAGTACAGAAAGACGGACGAAGGGTTGAGTTTACGGCCACTTCCGTGTCTGACCTGAAAAAATACATTGCTGAGCTGGAAGTGCAGACCGGCATGACACTGCGACGCAGGGGACCCGCAGGATTTTATGTATGAAAACGCCCACCATTCCCACCCTTCTGGGGCCGGACGGCATGACATCGCTGCGCGAATATGCCGGTTATCACGGCGGTGGCAGAGGATTTGGTGGGCAGTTGCGGGCGTGGAACCCACCGAGTGAAAGTGTGGATGCAGCCCTGCTGCCCAATTTTACCCGTGGCAATGCCCGCGCGGACGATCTGGTACGCAATAACGGCTATGCCGCCAACGCCATCCAGCTGCATCAGGATCATATCGTCGGGTCTTTTTTCCGGCTCAGTCATCGCCCAAGCTGGCGCTATCTTGGCATCGGGGAGGAAGAAGCCCGTGCCTTTTCCCGCGAGGTTGAAGCGGCATGGAAAGAGTTTGCCGAGGATGACTGCTGCTGCATTGACGTTGAGCGAAAACGCACGTTTACCATGATGATTCGGGAAGGTGTGGCCATGCACGCCTTTAATGGTGAACTGTTCGTTCAGGCCACCTGGGATACCAGTTCGTCGCGGCTGTTCCGGACACAGTTCCGGATGGTCAGCCCGAAGCGTATCAGCAACCCGAACCATACCGGCGACAGCCGGAACTGCCGTGCCGGTGTGCAGATTAATGACAGCGGCGCGGCGCTGGGATATTACGTCAGCGAGGACGGGTATCCTGGCTGGATGCCGCAGAAATGGACATGGATACCCCGTGAGTTACCCGGCGGGCGCGCCTCGTTCATTCACGTTTTTGAACCCGTGGAGGACGGGCAGACCCGCGGTGCAAATGTGTTTTACAGCGTGATGGAGCAGATGAAGATGCTCGACACGCTGCAGAACACGCAGCTGCAGAGCGCCATTGTGAAGGCGATGTATGCCGCCACCATCGAGAGTGAGCTGGATACGCAGTCAGCGATGGATTTTATTCTTGGCGCGAACAGTCAGGAGCAGCGGGACAAGCTGACGGGCTGGATTGGTGAAATTGCCGCGTATTACTCCGCAGCGCCGGTCCGGCTGGGAGGCGCAAAAGTGCCGCACCTGATGCCGGGTGACTCACTGAACCTGCAGACGGCTCAGGACACGGATAACGGTTACTCCGTGTTTGAGCAGTCACTGCTGCGGTATATCGCTGCCGGGCTGGGTGTCTCGTATGAGCAGCTTTCCCGGAATTATGCCCAGATGAGCTACTCCACGGCACGGGCCAGTGCGAACGAGTCGTGGGCGCACTTTATGGGGCGGCGAAAATTCGTCGCATCCCGTCAGGCGAGCCAGATGTTTCTGTGCTGGCTGGAAGAGGCCATCGCCCGCCGCGTGGTTACGTTACCTTCAAAAGCGCGCTTCAGTTTTCAGGAAGCCCGCAGTGCCTGGGGGAACTGCGACTGGATAGGCTCCGGTCGTATGGCCATCGATGGTCTGAAAGAAGTTCAGGAAGCGGTGATGCTGATAGAAGCCGGGCTGAGCACCTACGAGAAAGAGTGCGCAAAACGCGGCGATGACTATCAGGAAATTTTTGCCCAGCAGGTCCGTGAAACGATGGAGCGCCGTGCAGCCGGTCTTAAACCACCCGCCTGGGCGGCTGCGGCATTTGAATCCGGGCTGCGACAATCAACAGAGGAGGAGAAGAGTGACAGCAGAGCTGCGTAATCTCCCGCATATTGCCAGCATGGCCTTTAATGAGCCGCTGATGCTTGAACCCGCATATGCGCGGGTTTTCTTTTGTGCGCTTGCCGGCCAGCTTGGGATCAGCCGCCTGACGGATGCGGTGTCCGGCGACAGCCTGACTGCCGGAGAGGCACCTGCGACACTGGCGTTATCCGTTGATGATGACGGACCACGACAGGCCCGCAGTTATCAGGTCATGAACGGCATCGCCGTGCTGCCGGTGTCCGGCACGCTGGTCAGCCGGACGCGGGCGCTGCAGCCGTATTCGGGGATGACCGGTTACAACGGCATTATCGCCCGTCTGCAACAGGCTGCCAGCGATCCGATGGTGGACGGCATTCTGCTGGATATGGACACGCCAGGCGGAATGGTGGCGGGGGCATTTGACTGCGCTGACATCATCGCCCGTGTGCGTGACATAAAACCGGTATGGGCGCTGGCCAACGACATGAACTGCAGTGCAGGTCAGCTGCTTGCCAGTGCCGCCTCCCGGCGTCTGGTCACGCAGACCGCCCGGGCAGGCTCCATCGGCGTCATGATGGCTCACAGTAATTACGGTGCTGCGCTGGAGAAACAGGGCGTGGAAATCACTCTGATTTACAGCGGCAGCCATAAGGTGGATGGCAACCCCTACAGCCATCTTCCGGATGACGTCCGGGAAACACTGCAGTCCCGGATGGATGCAACCCGCCGGATGTTTGCACAGAAGGTGTCGGCATATACCGGCCTGTCCGTGCAGGCCGTGCTGGATACCGAGGCTGCGGTGTACAGCGGTCATGAGGCCATTGATGCCGGACTGGCTGATGAACTTGTTAACAGCACCGATGCGATCACCGTCATGCGTGATGCACTGGATGCACGTAAATCCCGTCTCTCAGGAGGGCGAATGACCAAAGAGACTCAATCAACAACTGTTTCAGCCACTGCTTCGCAGGCTGACGTTACTGGCGTGGTGACAGCGACGGAGGGCGAAAACGCCAGCGCGGCGCAGCCGGACGTGAACGCGCAGATCACCGCAGCGGTTGCGGCAGAAAACAGTCGCATTATGGGGATCCTCAATTGTGAAGAGGCCCACGGACGTGAAGAACAGGCACGTGTGCTGGCCGAAACCCCCGGTATGACCGTGGAAACGGCCCGCCGCATTCTGGCCGCAGCACCACAGAGTGCACAGGCGCGCAGTGACACTGCGCTGGATCGTCTGATGCAGGGTGCACCGGCACCGCTGGCTGCAGGTAACCCGGCACCTGATGCCGTTAACGATTTGCTGAACACACCAGTGTAAGGGATGTTTATGACGAGCAAAGAAACCTTTACCCATTATCAGCCGCTGGGCAACAGTGACCCGGCTCATACCGCAACCGCGCCAGGCGGATTGAGTGCGAAAGCGCCTGCAATGACCCCGCTGATGCTGGACACCTCCACCCGTAAGCTGGTTGCGTGGGATGGCACCACCGACGGCGCTGCCGTTGGCATTCTGGCAGTTGCTGCTGACCAGACCAGCACCACGCTGACGTTCTACAAGTCCGGCACGTTCCGTTATGAGGATGTGCTCTGGCCGGATGCTGCCAGCGACGAGACGAAAAAACGGACCGCGTTTGCCGGAACGGCAATCAGCATCGTTTAACCTTACCCTTCATCACTAAAGGCCGCCTGTGCGGCTTTTTTTACGGGATTTTTTTATGTCGATGTACACAACCGCCCAGCTGCTGGCGGCAAATGAGCAGAAATTTAAGTTTGATCCGCTGTTTCTGCGTCTCTTTTTCCGTGAGAGCTATCCCTTCACCACGGAGAAAGTCTATCTCTCACAAATTCCGGGGCTGGTAAACATGGCGCTGTACGTTTCGCCGATTGTTTCCGGTGAAGTTATCCGCTCCCGTGGCGGCTCCACTTCTGAATTTACGCCGGGATATGTCAAGCCGAAGCATGAGGTGAATCCGCAGATGACCCTGCGTCGCCTGCCGGATGAAGATCCACAGAATCTGGCAGACCCGGCTTACCGCCGCCGTCGCATCATCATGCAGAACATGCGTGACGAAGAGCTGGCCATTGCTCAGGTCGAAGAGATGCAGGCCGTTTCTGCCGTGCTTAAGGGCAAATACACCATGACCGGTGAAGCCTTCGATCCGGTTGAGGTGGATATGGGCCGCAGTGCGGCGAACAACATCACGCAGTCCGGCGGCACGGAGTGGAGCAAGCGTGACAAGTCCACGTATGACCCGACCGACGATATCGAAGCCTACGCGCTGAACGCCAGCGGTGTGGTGAATATCATCGTGTTCGATCCGAAAGGCTGGGCGCTGTTCCGTTCCTTCAAAGCTGTCAGGGAGAAGCTGGATACCCGTCGTGGCTCTAATTCCGAGCTGGAGACAGCGGTGAAAGACCTGGGCAAAGCGGTGTCCTATAAGGGGATGTATGGCGATGTGGCCATCGTCGTGTATTCCGGACAGTACGTGGAAAACGGCGTCAAAAAGAACTTCCTGCCGGACAACACGATGGTGCTGGGGAACACTCAGGCACGCGGTCTGCGCACCTATGGCTGTATTCAGGATGCGGATGCATTGAGTGAGGGTATTAATGCGTCTCCCCGTTACCCGAAAAACTGGGTGACCACCGGCGATCCGGCGCGTGAGTTCACCATGATTCAGTCAGCACCGCTGATGCTGCTGGCTGACCCTGATGAGTTCGTGTCCGTACAACTGGCGTAATCATGGCCCTTCGGGGCCATTGTTTCTCTGTGGAGGAGTCCATGACGAAAGATGAACTGATTGCCCGTCTCCGCTCGCTGGGTGAACAACTGAACCGTGATGTCAGCCTGACGGGGACGAAAGAAGAACTGGCGCTCCGTGTGGCAGAGCTGGAAGAGGAGCTTGATGACACGGATGAAACTGCCGGTCAGGACACCCCTCTCAGCCGGGAAAATGTGCTGACCGGACATGAAAATGAGGTGGGATCAGCGCAGCCGGATACCGTGATTCTGGATACGTCTGAACTGGTCACGGTCGTGGCACTGGTGAAGCTGCATACTGATGCACTTCACGCCACGCGGGATGAACCTGTGGCATTTGTGCTGCCGGGAACGGCGTTTCGTGTCTCTGCCGGTGTGGCAGCCGAAATGACAGAGCGCGGCCTGGCCAGAATGCAATAACGGGAGGCGCTGTGGCTGATTTCGATAACCTGTTCGATGCTGCCATTGCCCGCGCCGATGAAACGATACGCGGGTACATGGGAACGTCAGCCACCATTACATCCGGTGAGCAGTCCGGCGCAGTGATACGTGGTGTTTTTGATGACCCTGAAAATATCAGCTATGCCGGACAGGGCGTACGCGTTGAAGGCTCCAGCCCGTCCCTGTTTGTCCGGACTGATGATGTGCGGCAGCTGCGGCGCGGCGACACGCTGACCATCGGTGAGGAAAACTTCTGGATAGACCGGATTTCGCCGGATGATGGCGGAAGCTGTCATCTCTGGCTCGGGCGTGGCGTGCCGCCTGCCGTTAACCGTCGCCGCTGAAAGGGGGATGTATGGCTATAAAAGGTCTTGAGCAGGCCGTTGAAAACCTCAGCCGTATCAGCAAAACGGCGGTGCCCGGTGCCTCCGCAATGGCCATTAACCGCGTGGCCACAACGGCAATGAATCAGTCGGCGTCACAGGTTGCCCGTGAGACAAAGGTGCGGCGAAAACTGGTAAAGGAAAGGGCCAGACTGAAAAAGGCCACGGTCAAAAATCCGCACGTAAAAATCATTGTTAACCGCGGTGATTTACCTGTCATCAAACTGGGGATACGGATCACCGGAAGTCGTCCCAACAGTACGCTACGGGCCGGTCAGCATCGTTATCAGCGGGCATTTATCCAGCGATTAAAAAATGGTCGCTGGCATGTCATGCAGCGAGTGGCCGGGAAAAACCGCTACCCCATTGATGTGGTGAAAATCCCGATGGCGGCACCGCTGACCACGGCGTTTAAACAGAATATTGAACAGATACGGCGTGAACGTTTGCCGAAAGAACTGGAATACGCCCTGAAACAACAACTGAGGATTGCGATAAAGCGATGAAACATACGGATATCCGTGCAGCCGTACTGGATGCACTGGAGAAGCATAACACCGGGGCGACGTTTTTTGATGGTCGCCCCGCTGTTTTTGATGAGGAGGATTTTCCGGCAGTTGCCGTTTATCTCACCGGCGCTGAATACACGGGCGAAGAGCTGGACAGCGATACCTGGCAGGCAGAGCTGCATATCGAAGTTTTCCTGCCTGCTCAGGTGCCGGATTCAGAGCTTGATTCGTGGATGGAGTCCCGGATTTATCCGGTGATGAGCGATATCCCGGCACTGTCAGATTTGATCACCAGTATGGTGGCCAGTGGCTATGACTACCGGCGCGACGATGATGCGGGCCTGTGGAGTTCAGCCGATCTGACTTATGTCATTACCTATGAAATGTGAGGACGATATGCCTGTACCAAATCCTGTAATGCCGGTGAAAGGTGCCGGGACCACACTGTGGGTTTATAAGGGGAACGGTGACCCTTATGCGAACCCGCTTTCAGACGTTGACTGGTCGCGTCTGGCTAAAGTTAAAGACCTGACGCCCGGCGAACTGACCGCTGAGTCCTATGACGACAGTTATCTCGATGATGAAGATGCGGACTGGACCGCGACCGGACAGGGGCAGAAGTCAGCCGGAGATACCAGCTTCACGCTGGCGTGGATGCCCGGAGAGCAGGGGCAGCAGGCGCTGCTGGCGTGGTTTAATGAAGGGGATGTCCGGGCCTATAAAATCCGCTTCCCGAACGGCACGGTCGATGTGTTCCGTGGCTGGGTCAGCAGTATCGGTAAGGCGGTGACGGCGAAGGAAGTGATCACCCGTACGGTGAAGGTCACCAATGTGGGCCGTCCGTCAATGGCAGAAGATCGCAGCACTGTGACGGCGGCAACCGGCATGACGGTAACGCCAGCCAGTGCTTCCGTAGTGAAAGGGCAGAGCACCACGCTGACCGTGGCATTTCAGCCGGAAGGTGCAACCGACAAGAGCTTCCGGGCGGTGTCTGCGGATAAAACAAAAGCCACCGTGTCGGTCAGTGGTATGACCATCACCGTGAAGGGGGTTGCTGCAGGTAAGGTCAACATTCCGGTTGTATCCGGTAATGGTGAGTTTGCTGCGGTTGCAGAAATCAACGTCACCGCCAGTTAATCCGGAGAGTCAGCGATGTTCCTGAAAACCGAATCATTTGAACATAACGGCGTGACCGTCACGCTTTCTGAACTGTCAGCCCTGCAGCGCATTGAGCATCTCGCCCTGATGAAACGGCAGGCAGAACAGGCGGAGTCAGACAGTAACCGGAAGTTTACTGTGGAAGACGTCATCAGAACCGGCGCTTTTGTGGTGGCGATGTCCCTGTGGCATAACCATCCGAAGAAGACGCAGATGCCGTCCATGAATGAAGCCGTTAAACAGATTGAGCAGGAAGTGCTCACCACCTGGCCCACAGAGGCGATTTCTCATGCTGAAAACGTGGTGTACCGGCTGTCCGGTATGTATGAGTTTGTGGTGAATGATGCCCCTGAACAGGCGGAGGACGCCGGGCCTGCAGAGCCTGTTTCTGCGGGAAAGTGTTCGACGGTGAGCTGAGTTTTGCCCTGAAACTGGCGCGTGAGATGGGGAGACCCGACTGGCGTGCCATGCTTGCCGGGATGTCATCCACGGAGTATGCCGACTGGCACCGCTTTTACAGTACCCATTATTTTCATGATGTTCTGCTGGATCTGCACTTTTCCGGGCTGACGTACACCGTGCTCAGCCTGTTTTTCAGCGATCCGGATATGCATCCGCTGGATTTCAGTCTGCTGAACCGGCGCGAGGCTGACGAAGAGCCTGAAGATGATGTGCTGATGCAGAAAGCGGCAGGGCTTGCCGGAGGTGTTCGTTTTGGTCCGGACGGGAATGAAGTTATCCCCGCTTCCCCGGACATGACGGAGGATGACGCAATGCTGATGACAGTATCAGAAGGGATCGCAGGAGGAGTCCGGTATGGCTGAACCGGTAGGCGATCTGGTCGTTGATTTAAGTCTGGATGCAGCCAGATTTGACGAGCAGATGGCCAGAGTCAGGCGTCATTTTTCCGGTACGGAAAGTGATGCGAAAAAAACAGCGGCAGTTGTTGAGCAGTCGATGAACCGACAGGCGCTGGCTGCACAGAAAGCGGGTATCTCTGTAGGGCAGTATAAAGCTGCCATGCGTATGCTTCCTGCACAGTTCACCGACGTGGCCACGCAGCTTGCAGGGGGGCAGAACCCGTTTCTCATCCTGCTGCAACAGGGCGGCCAGGTAAAAGATTCCTTCGGTGGGTTGATCCCCATGTTCAGGGGGCTTGCCGGTGCAGTCACCCTGCCGATGGTGGGGCTCACTTCGCTGGCAGTTGCCACCGGAGCGCTGGCGTATGCCTGGTATCAGGGGGATTCAACCCTGTCCAGTTTCAATAAAACGCTGGTCCTTTCCGGTAATCAGGCAGGACTGACGGCAGATCGTATGCTGGCCCTGTCCAGAGCCGGGCAGGCGGCAGGGCTGACGTTTAACCAGACCAGCGAGTCACTGACGGCGCTGGTGAATGCCGGTGTGCGTGGTGGTGAGCAGTTTGAGGCGATCAGCCAGAGTGTGGCGCGTTTTTCCTCCGTATCCGGCGTGGAGGTGGACAAGGTCGCTGAAGCCTTCGGGAAGCTGACCACAGACCCGACGTCGGGGCTGACAGCGATGGCGCGCCAGTTCCATAACGTGACGGCGGAGCAGATTGCGTATGTTGCTCAGTTGCAGCGTTCCGGCGATGAAGCCGGGGCATTGCAGGCGGCGAACGAGGCCGCAACGAAAGGGTTTGATGATCAGACCCGCCGCCTGAAAGATAACATGGGCACGCTGGAGACCTGGGCAGACAAGACAGCACGGGCATTTAAATCCATGTGGGATTCGGTGCTGGATATTGGTCGCCCGGACACTGCCCGGGAAATGCTGGAGAAAGCAGAAAAGGCTTTTGATGAAGCGGACAAGAAATGGCAGTGGTATCAGAGCCGGAGCCGCCGGCGTGGTAAAACCTCAGCATTTCTTGCCAATCTCCGTGGCGCATGGGAGGACAGGGCGAATGCGCAACTTGGTCTTTCAGCCGCCACATTGCAGGCAGATCTTGAAAAGGCCAGTGAGATGGCAGCAAAAGATCGTGCTGAGTCTGAGGCATCACGGCTGAAATATACCGAAGAGGCGCAGAAGGCTTACGAACGTCTGCAGACTCCGCTGGAGAAATATACCGCCCGTCAGGAAGAACTGAACAAGGCACTGAAAGACGGAAAAATCCTGCAGGCAGATTACAACAGGCTGATGGCGGCAGCGAAAAAGGATTATGAAGCGACGCTGAAAAAGCCAAAGCAGTCCGGCGTGAAAGTGTCTGCAGGCTATCGCCAGGAAGACAGTGCTCATGCTGCCCTGCTGACGCTTCAGGCAGAGCTCCGGACGCTGGAGAAGCATGCCGGAGCGAATGAGAAAATCAGCCAGCAGCGCCGGGATTTGTGGAAGGCGGAGAGTCAGTTCGCTGTACTGGAGGAAGCGGCACAACGTCGCCAGCTGTCCGCACAGGAGAAATCCCTGCTGGTACATAAAGAGGAGACGCTGGAGTACAAACGACAACTGGCAGAGCTAGGCGATAAGGTCGAACATCAGAAACGCCTGAATACACTGGCGCAGCAGGCGGATAAATTCGCACAGCAACAACGGGCAAAACGGGCTGCCATTGATGCGAAAAACCGCGGGATGACAGACCGGCAGGCAGCGCGGGAAGCCACTGAACAGCGCCTGAAGGAACAGTATGGTGATAATACGCTGGCGCTGAATAACGTCCTGTCAGAGCAGAAAAAGACCTGGGCGGCTGAAGACCAGCTTAACGGGAGCTGGATGGCTGGCCTGAAGTCCGGCTGGAGCGAGTGGAAAGAGAGTGCCACGGACAGTATGTCGCAGGTTAAAAGTGTTGCCACGCAGACCTTTGATGGTATTGCGCAGAATATGGCGGCGATGCTGACCGGCAGTGAGCAGAACTGGCGCAGCTTCACCCGTTCCGTGCTGTCCATGCTGACAGAAATTCTGCTTAAGCAGGCAATGGTGGGGATTGTCGGGAGTATCGGCAGCGCCATTGGCGGAGCTGTTGGTGGCGGTGCATCAGCGTCAGGCGGTACAGCCATTCAGGCTGCTGCGGCGAAATTCCATTTTGCGACCGGAGGTTTTACGGGGACCGGCGGCAAATATGAGCCAGCGGGGATTGTTCACCGTGGTGAATTTGTCTTCACGAAGGAGGCAACCAGCCGGATTGGCGTGGGAAATCTCTACCGGCTGATGCGCGGCTATGCCACCGGTGGTTATGTCGGTACACCGGGCAGTCTGGCGGACAGCCGATCGCAGGCGTCCGGGAAGTTTGAGCAGAATAACCATGTGGTGATTAACAACGACGGCACGAACGGGCAGATAGGTCCGGCTGCTCTGAAGGCGGTGTATGACATGGCCC